GAAAGCGCACGTTCTTTTAATAAAAACTCTGGTAAATTTTTTATATCATAAAAATCAATAGTTTTATTTTTTGATCCGGTTATTAGACTATTATAAATTATTGTATATTTTTTTAAAAAACCTAATTTATATAATAAAAATTTAAACATCATTTTCATTCTCCAATTCATAATCTATAAGCATTTGACAATTTGGAAAATTACAATATATACTATTTATATAGAAACAATTTTTTTGTTTATGTAATATACAATATTTAATAGGATCATTATTAACATAACCAATTAAACCTAAAAATATTTCTATTATTATTTTAAAAATTTTCATAATTAATCATCCTCAAAATTAATAGTTATTTCACCATTGTCATCTTCAATAAAACCATATGGATTATTTAAAAAATCATCAATTATAATTTCAGGATCAACTTTTTTATAGAAATTTATTGTTTCTTCATCTTTTATTTTAATTATTATTTCCATTTTACCTCATTAATGGTTTAACAAGTTTCTCAGTTTCTTTTATGTACCAATCATAATTTAAATCTGTCATAAAATTTTCATTACAAGATGATAAATCATTGCAAATTCGAACAGTATAGCCGGTATGAATTCCAGTTGTTCTGACTTCATATTTTGATTTGTTTTTAGTATGAATTCTTTCATCCCATATTCCCGGACCAATTTCATTAAGAACAGAATTAAAATATTGATCGGTTAATTTATTTGCTCTTTTATATTCACCAATGGGGCCGGCAGGAGGCATTAATTTTTTAAGTGGTTTTCCTTCTGTGCTAATATAATACCGGGTAACATTCTGAATTGTATCGTTGCCCCATTTAAGCTCGGTATTTTTTGGTATTTTAGTTCTAAGAAAAAAATCATAAATGTCAGGATGATTAATGATAAATGTTTTAATATCTTCTCCGCGAATTAAAGCAGCTTCAGCGGCCTTTGGTACAATCAAAGCACTGAAATTTTTATGCCATGGAATCTCTCTTGTACCTGGATTTTCTGCTGCTGTTTCATGAGCATAAGCACCAATCCTTTTAATTTTTCCGTCTTTTTTTTCAGCCATGTAAGAATTGACATCACGAATGAACATCCTGTTATAAAGGTTTTCTTCAAGTTCAAGTTTGGTTAACTCTTCCCACCATTTGCAGATATTTCTTGAATGTTCAATATGTTCCCTTGGGCAGAGATAAGTAATACCGTCAGTGTTAGCCTGAACCATTTTTAACCCTGGTATTTTCAACATTTGTTCAATTAACATACAAAGAAGAAGCTGACCGTTGATTGTAATTGACATAGTGTAAAACTGATCAAAGAAAACTGAAAAAGGACTACTGCTTTTTCCATATGCGCCATTGAGAGAACGCTTATAAGCTTCATTCTCAGAAGTTCCTTTTTTATAAGTTTTCCTTGTATGGTATACATCAAGATAAGCTGAACAGAACTCAGGTCCTAAATGAGCAGGAAATAATTTATTTTTAATTCCGAGATTAGGATAAAAACTGGCAACGTCCACATCAATTAACTCATGAGCATTAGTGGAGTAAACAATCTGAGATTCAATTGAAGCATGTAAACCGCCAGTACCAAAATTATAAGAAATATCTTCAATGTCAACACTGAGATTTTTGAAAACTCCTTTTGTTTCAGTGATAACCTGTGATTTAAGAAAGTTGAGAATATTTTTAAATCCCGGTCTTTCAAAAGAAACATAAGAAAATACTACTTTGTTAAGATCAATATGTTCTCTGATTGTTTGTTTTTTTTTCCATTTTCCATCAATAACTTCATGACATTTTATACCAGCTTTTTCAAGTTCAAGAATTAGAATCGTTTCACCTATCTTAACATTACTCATATTCATCATATTTTTGGAAAATTTTTCAGTTAAATTTTCACGCATTGAGATTTGATTCAAAGATTCTTTATAAAAAAGCTCAGTTGCTTTGATATCATGCCACATATAATTTGCAATATCATCCATTTCTGATTCTGTTAATATTGTTCCAGGCTTATACGGAAGATCTTCAATTGTGTCCATTCTCATGTTGAACTCTAAAACCTTTAAGCTTGTGCTTTTTGCTTTGTTGTCGAAATGATGGATCTTGAAAAGGTCTATCTGTGGTACGATATGATTGTTTTCAAAAATCACATGTTTAAATTTTGCCTGGCCATGAGAGTTAATTATTGACATGGCCTTTTCATAAATTTCTTTTGCGCCTATTCCAACATTAGCATTCTTATAAATAAAATGTATAACCGGATAATCAAAACCGATGTTATTAAAACCAACCATCCTGCAATCTTGCTCAGATAAGATTGACAAGCATTTCACAAATGATTGAATATCATTTCGTCTGTGACTTATTTCAAAGTACCATTTTTTACCGGTTTCAATATGTTTTAAACCGATACAAAAAAAATTTGGATAAGTTTCAATATCATATATAATATCACTGGATGTAATACCGAAAAGAAAATCAGGTTTCTTCATTATAAATCTCATTTAACTTATATTGAATTATCTATTTTTTGTAATATGTGTCTTGCCAACTCCGGATTGGCTGTGATTTTATGTTGGAGTCTCGAACATAAAATCACAGCGTTTTGTACCGGTCATAGTAGTTTTATTTTTTTTGCAAAGTTCACAAGTGGTCACTTCTTCACCGTCGTTATTATAATCTTTTCCATCTTTTGATTTTACAATATTGATATTCATTTTTACCTTAGTTTTTAAATAATAATTAAAATGGCGGAGGGACTTGAACCCTCAAACCTGTGCTGCAATCACAAGTCTTCCCGAATTTTTTAATTTTTCACCATAATAAAAAAATTTTAAGCAAATACAGGTTTTTGGGCAATACCTGCTGTTATCATCTGTTCATCTGTCCAGCCGGATTCTTTATATTGTTCATATGTCAGACCATTTGCAGCTGCTGTCATGATTAATTGAACAGGAGCAGCAGGAGCAACAGGAGCAACAGGAGCAACAGGAGCAACAGGAGCAACAGGAGCAACAGGAGCAACAGGAGCAACAGGAGCAACAGGAGCAACAGGGATATTTTCTATATTGGCAAACATTTGTTCGACTGTAGGTTTCCCGTCAAGACGACCCATAGGTGGAGTTTCATTGGTAATCATGACACCATTAAGCCATCCGCCAATTCCGCCTTTACCTTTGGTATAACCACCAATGCTCAATGATACATAACCTATCATCCCGGAATAAACAGATGAAGGATCAATCACGGGCTGTCTATTCATATTAACCACTGCCGGTCTATTATCAGCTTTGGCGTTACAGGTTAACAGATACCATCCTGAAAATCTTGGATCATAATAATCTTTTCCGGCCAGTCTGGTATTATATTCATCAAGGCATTGATCAGTTCCTGTATATCCGTTAGGAAAAGTATTAAGTTTAGCTTGTTCTATTTCCTGTAATAATCCTGATAACTGTGGATCAGTTGAAGGTAATAAAATTCCAACCGAAAATTTTGGTTCATTTGCACCTTTTGCAATTCTCGGTGTAAATAACTGTGGAAAAGACAATATTCCCTTAATTGTAGGCATAATTAAATCCTTTTTATTTTTTTAAAATTTATCATTTAAAGAAATGAAACTGTTTTTTTATCAGGATCAGAAACAGTTTCAAACATTTCATCTATATTTTTTTCTTTTTTATAAGCAACTTTTTTTAAAACATTTTCTCCTGCAACTTCAGATATTAAATCTTCTTTAATTTTCTGTTTTTGAACATCTGTAAGATCAGGATGTTTTAAAATTGCCGCCGGGGTTATTAATGTTGATGGAAAAATTTGATCTTTTTTAAGTCGTTTTGATTTTAATTTTTTTGCAATTGTATCAAAATCAAAATTCCAGACTTTTTTAGCTCTTCCCGGAACCATTGCATAACCTGGAATTTCTTCTCCCATATTTAATCGTTCAATAATTTCTTCTTTTACTTTTTGAAAAACTGCGTTAAAACCTGCTTCACTGTCTAAAATTTTTGAAAGATTTTCCGGAGTAATTGATTTAATATCTGATAAAGTTTTAATCATAGATTCAATTAAACTTTCGTGATTTAAAATTGAAATATCATTTGTCATAGATTCAATAACTTCTGTACTTTTCTCTATCTCAGCAGTGCAGGATCCTCCACGCTTTGGATTATGTTTGCACCATTCACAATGTTTACCAAATATCAAAACTGCTTCCGGATTATCTGTATCTTTTGCACATACAGATAATCGTTTAATTTCAGACATTAAAGATTCACGGTTTAAATTATCATTGGGATTAGTTGAACACATATATCTGATTGGTGTGTCAGTTTTTGGTTGAATAATTGTCATTCTCATACCGGTATAAGGAATAAGGGCTCCCGGTTCAATTTCACCTATTTCAATAATTTTTCCAAAAAGATAAGAAACAAGTTGACTGTTCCATTTTTCAGAAACATAACTACGACCATCTTTATAATCAATAACTTCTAAAAATGCAGTTAATCCTGACTCTTTCAATATTACTTTTATTGTAATATCACATGTTCCCCACCAGTCGTCACGATAAAAATATTGCCCGGGATTTGATTTAGATTCTGATTCAATAATAATTTCACAATCAACAAGATATTTTTTTTGAAGTTCTTTTTTTCTTCTTTCAATGTAATCAAGGCAGACTTGAACTCTTTTACATCGTTCCTGATCAGCTAACCAGCCTGTTAATTTTTGAGGATGATTAGTTCCAATATATTGATCAATATAATGCTCTGCCGACACATTATTTGTTATACACATTTCAAGTAATAAATGTGATCCTGTACCATCAATTGCAGCTTCACTTGATATATCAGGATATTTTGATTCTTCTCTAATTGATCCCGGACAAGATGGCCACCTGTGATTGCTTGGACTTAATCTTGCGTGTTTTAACATATTAACCCGCCTTTTTAATAGATTTAACTTTGTTGATAAGTTCCTGATATTTATCAGGAGGCAGCTCAATTGCACCATTTACACCGAATTCTTTGAATACAGCGTCGATTGGCGCTCTGTCTCCAATACGTTCAAATTCTGTAATTAATATTGCATTTAGTTCTTCTGGTGTTGTTGGATTTGCAGCAGGTGCAGCAGGTGCAGCAGGTGCAGCAGGTGCAGCAGGAGTAACAGGTGCAGCAGGTGCAGCAGGAGTAACAGGTGCAGCAGGTGCAGCAGGAGTAACAGGAAAAGGAGGAAAAGAGGAAACAATGGCAATACCTGCTGTTATCATCTGTTCATCTGTCCATCCGGATTCTTTATATTGTTCATATGTCAGACCATTTGCAGCTGCTGTCATTTTAAGTTTGATTGGTTTTGGTGCAGCAGGTAACGAAGTTAAATTTATTAAAATAATACTATCTATTTTCGCATTAATACTGTTTTTCAAATCTAAAAGATTCTGTTTAATTAATTTTGCATTCATAATTTTTAATTTTCCTTTCTTTTGTAAATGTTTAATAAATTGTTTTGATCTTTTGTAGGAATTATACGTAACCTATTTTCATTAAAAGCGGTAATCATCTCTCGAATCATAATTTGATAAGGTTTAGTTGTCCCACAATTTTTTTTGAACAGATCCAGATCTTCTTTTTCCATTTTAACTGATAACATTATTTCCATTTTTATTCACCTCATTTGTTTTTTTCTAATATATTATGAAAATATTATAAATGTCAAGAAAAAGTTTGACATTTTTTTATAAATATATTAATTAAGGATTTAAATTAAAATTTAAAAGGTGATTGAAAATGGATATTGAATTTATTTTAAATAGAATAAAAAAAATGATAGACACAGCTAAACCATATCACATACCTATTATAAATAAATATATTGAACTGTTTGTTAAAATGATAAATAGAAAAATAAAAAGTTCTTATGATTCTCAATTTTATTTAGGTCGTATTTATGAATTAAAGAAAAAACTTATAGAGAATAATTAAATCTAAAAAGGTTTTATTAATGATAGTGACAAATGATAATTTTATTAAAGCTGTGTTTGGTCCAGATTATCCATGGTGTCATGTTACAGATTTTATATATGATCCTGGTGCAATTCCAAAAAATAAACATCTTATTTCGTGGAAAGGAAACTATTATTCAAGATACAAATTAACTTCAAATACAAATCAATATTTTACAATTTCAACATTTTATTGTGATAATCAAAATCAAGCAAGACGACGTAAAGCTCTTTTTAAACAGACTCATTGTATTGTCCTTGATGATGTAAAAGAAAAATTATCACTGGAACAAGTTAAAAAACTCCCGAATCCATCCTGGATTCTTGAAACTTCTCCCGGATCTGAACAGTGGGGATATATTCTCAACACTCCTTGTACCAATAGAAATAGAGTTGAAAATCTTTTAGATGGTCTGGTTGCAAATGGTCTTGCACCGGGGGGGAAAGATCCAGGTATGAAAGGTGTTACAAGATATGTTAGACTCCCGGAAGGTGTCAATAACAAAGCTTCAAAATTAATAAATGGTCAACCTGTAAAATGTAAAATGTTATTATGGTGTCCTTTTAATATTGTTACCATGGAGCAACTCGCCAAACCTTTTCTTGTTAATCTGGATGCAGTTAGAAGAGAAGGAAGACTTGATGGAGCAGCTGCAATCAGTGACCATCCTTTGATTAATATACCTGATATCATTCATATTAAAGAAGTTAGATCAAATGGTCGTTTTGATATTACTTGTCCTTGGGTTAATGAGCATACTGGTTTAGACGATTCAGGATCAGCAGTTTTTACAAATAAAGATGGAACAATCGGTTTTAAATGTCATCATGGGGCTTGTCAACACAGGACCGGAAAAGATTTAATAAATTTTATAAATTCCAAAATTCCAAATTGGTCTATTGATCTTAAAACCTGGCAAGTAATGAGAGATTTTAAATTTTCTAAACCTATCAGTTTTATGGAATCTGTTAAACCGGTTGTTAATTTTATGACTATTACTGAACCTGTTAATTTTCTTAATCCCCCGATATTGCCTCCACCAGTTTTAATAGATCAAACAAATATTATTCAAAATCTCTGTAATGATTTACAAAGATTAATTCCAAATAGTAAAGAGTCAAGAAATTTTGCTTCTGATATATTAAAATATGTGGATAATTTACCGAAAATTGAACAGAAGCACTGGCACAATATAATTTGTGATATTATGAGATGGAACAAACCGGACTTTAAAGAGATTCTGAAAGATTTAAGACAACAATGGTACATTAATCAAATCAAAGAATCTGATTTTTATGATTCAATTCTTTTTGTCAAGGAGTTAAACCAATTTTATGACTTTAAAACCAGAATGTTTTTTTCAACCGAAGCATTTCAAAATAGTTTTTCTCATGAAGATATTGAAGCCAAAAAAGTAGCATTAATCGATGGTAGGGTTAAAAAAGTTGATAAATTAGATTATGCTCCAAAAATGCCAATTATATTTAATGAAAATGGTATAACATACGGGAATATGTGGAATGATATAGACCAACCAAAAGGAGTTCCGGGTGATGTAACACCGTGGCTGCAACATTTTGATGTTTTAGGCTGGAAAAAACATCGAAAACATATCGAGCAATGGATGGCTTTTACTCTTAGACATCCGGAAAAGAAAATAAATCATATGTTACTTTTTGGTTCTGGTGAGGGATGTGGAAAGGATTTTCTTTTATATCCTCTAATTATGGGCATGGGTGAAAACGGTTACACTATATCCGGAGACGAATTAACCTCTGATTTTGATGATTATATTTTGTCTACAAAATATTTACACATTAACGAAACTGATTTGGCCGATCATAGAAAAGCGATTCAGGTCAATAATAAATTAAAACCAATAGCCACAGCACCTCCAAACAAAATAACAGTTAATCAGAAAGGAATTAAAAGGATAGCAGTAAGGAATATTGTGAATGGAACTATGACAACCAATAGTCAATTACCATTACGATTAAATAACGGTCCCTCCAGAAGATTTTTTGCACTTTGGTCCGATTTAAATACTCGAGATTCCCAGGGACAAATAACAGAAGAATGGGACGAATATTGGCAGTATCATTGGGAATGGATGAGAAATGCTGGATGGAAACATGTTTTATATTATTTATATAATATTGTTTCTTTGGAAAATTTTAAACCATTTTCACCGCCGAAAGTTACTACGTTCCTGAAAGATATCCAGGAAAGTTCAAAATCACCAATGCAACAAACAATTGAAGTATTTATTAATGAGAGGATAGGTTTGTTTAAATCAGATCTGATGACATCTCAGGAAATGTCAAATACTATAAGAACAGAAAATGTTTTTAATACTCAATATGTTTATTGTGATGTTAAATATTTGACTCCGACTGCAATTGGAAGGGCATTATCTAATGTGGTAACAGTTCGAAAATTAAAAGCAAATAATAATAGATCAAGTATTAGATTATATGCTATCCGGAATATTGAAAAATATATAAATTTCAGTCCAACAGAATTATATCAGGAATATTTAAATCAAATAAATAATTGTAAAGGCGCAAATAATTTAACTTTGTTGCCTATACCTAAAAAAAAGGAGACAAATTTTAAATGAAAATTTATATCGCATCATCATGGAAAAATCAACATATTGTTGAAATGTTGACAGAAAAATTAAGAAGTAAAGGAGAAAATGTCATTTCATGGATTGAAAATAATTATGGTGAAAATAATGCTCCGACTATTGAATTTAATTTTGAAAAATGGATAAAAACAGAATCAGCTCAAAGATCATTTAATTTTGATATTGATGGAGCAACTTCATCGGATCTTGTCATTTATATTGGTCCGTCCGGAACTGATGCATGGGCGGAAATTGGAGCAGCTTATGGTTCAGGTATTCCAGTAATATTGGGATTATGGGCAAAAGGAGAACCATCCGGATTAATGAGAAAAATGATAAGTAAATGGTTTTTTAGATACCATGAATTACTTGAATATGTTGATAAACTTTCTAAAAAAATAAAAGGAAAACATAAAACAAATGGAAAAACTAATTGAAATAACAGCAGAAATTAAAATAGAAACAGATAAAGCATTTTTATTATCTGACGACGGTGAAAATGAAGAATGGTTTCCAAAATCACAATTAAATTATGATCCTGATTCACAGGTTGGTGATATTGTTCATTTTGAAATGCCAGAATGGTTAGCAATAGAAAAGGAATTTATATAATGAAGTTTAAAATGAATAATTAATTATAAAGGAGAATATAAAATCATGACGAAAATTCAAAAAATATCAATTCGTTTTTTAAAAATTTTTTTTATTATCATATGTCTGATAATAATTTTTAATATGATAAAACCTGACACACCGCTTGAAAAAACGATAAAAAAACAAAAAATTAATGAAAAAAATGCACGTATTGAATGTATTGTTGGAATTCAAAAGAAGTTAAAATATCCAGATAGTATGGAAATAATAAATCGTTCTGTATTGAATACTGGAAAAAATAAATGGATTGTCAGAATAAAAATAAAAGCAAAAAATAGTTTTAATTTAATGGTTTCATCAAATTTTATTTGTGATGTTTGCCGGGTAAATGAAAAATATAAATTGAAAAGAATAAAAGAATATTAATCTTTATTACATGAAAGCCGGAAAATAATTCCGGCTTCAATTTTATAAAAATAAATTTTTAACATGATCTTGTGCTAAACTGTCAGAATATCCATTTTCTAATTCAGCATTGCATCTTGCTATTACAGCAAGATCAAAATTTTTAAAACTTCCGATACTGCAATTTTTACGATTAATAGAAATCTGAACTCTCCAATTTTTATTTTTATTATTCCAGTATACTCCAGGGATTTTTGAATTATTATTTTTTCCGGCTTTTCGTTTTGTAACAAGTTTTAAATTAGTTATCCAGTTATTAGATTTTACACCGTCTATATGAATAATTGGATATTTTGGCCATTCCCCAGTTACATAACGCCATGCTAAAACTTCAGCTTTATATTTTGTTTTATCAATCCAGATATAGATATGACCATCATTTTTTAATATCCCCAATGGTTTTTCTGTTTTTAAATCATAAAAAATACCAGTATTAGGATCATAATTCATTAGTTTTTTGATTTGTATTTTTATTTTTTTCATAATTTAATTATTAACAAATACACATTAAAAAGTCAACTTTAATATGTGTATTTGTTAATAAGTTAAATGTGTGTTATCTGGCATACAATTTTTATGAAAATGTAATTTTTTATGAAAATGTAATTTTTAGAAGCAAATTACATTTTTAGAATCATTTTTTTATTAAGTGTGCGTTTTAAACTTTAGGTAGTCAGATGTGCGCAAAAATGTAGCCAGATAACGCACATTT